CCCGGAGGCCGAACTCGGGATCCTTACGCATGCGGCGGCGGTAGTCGCTGTTGACATCGCGCCGGCTCTTTCGCTTGGGCTCCGCCGCGTCAGGGCCATTGCCAAGCATCCATAGGCGGGGCGCCGGTGCGCGGGTTTTGAGGGGGCCGTATCCTGCAACTCGCACCTCCACGCCGTGCCGCAGCGTGAGGTTCTTTAGGGTGGCGCGCGGCGTGACCTTCAGTCTGGCGGCGAGTTCGTCTGCACTCAGGGCGCGGCCCTTGGCCAATTCGAGCTTGATGCCTTCCCAGACCGGATAAAACTTCGGGCGCCGCACGTTGCCGCGGGCTGGTAGGCCGATCACGATCGCGCGCTTCTGCACAGCAGCGGCGCTACGGCCCGGGAAGTCCTTGGCGAGATCCTTAACCGGGGCGTCCGTCTTCCAGTGCTTGCGCAGCAGTTCGTCGTCTTCAGGCGACCAGGCTTTCCATGTCTTTTTCATTGGGAGTCTCCCGGGGTGGTGTCTGCATCCTTGCGCTCTGCGATTCGCTCCATCCAGCTATAGTTGGCGTATAGGGCAAGGGACACGGCCACGATGAGCACCAGTCCCATGACGCCGGCGGCGACAGCGCAGGTCACGCTGCCGCCTCAGGAAGGCGCTCACCACCAAGCGCGGCCACCATGCTGTCAAGCAACTGCGCCAGCTCGCCTGCCATCAGCAGGAAGTCGGCATCGAAACGTTCATCGGCGTCGTGGGCATGGTCATCGGTCTGTTCCTTGATCACATCGAGGGCCGCGACGCGCCGGATCGTAAGGTCGGAGGCGAGCACAAATGACACGCGGTCGTTCCATGTCATGGCGAGGTGCGTGCAGCGCTTGCCGGCGGCGATATGGCGGCGCAGGTCTTCGGCATCCAGCGGGTGGCGCAGATAGCGCACCGTGGCCTTGCTCTCGGCGCTGGATTGCAGTTCCATCTCTTGGTCGACGGTAAAGCCGGCCGGCGCGGTGTCGGTGGCCAGCCAGTCAGTCATGGCGGCGACCGGCGACTGATTCACGTGCAGGTTCGCCAGCGGCAGTGGGTCGATTGCCTTGAACAGCATGCCGCGGACTTCATCGACTTTGGCGGGGGCTGCTGCATCGACGGCGAGCCAGCCGTTGACCGGGTCGATCCACACGCGGGTGTCGCGGCGGATGCTGAACGCGCGCGGCAGCAGTTCTTCGGTGATCTGCTCCTTGATCTCGCGCATCTGCTTGCGGCCCGGCTTGAAACCCTGCTGCTCTTCCAGTTCGGCGGCGCGCGCCTTGGTGACCTGGTTGACCACAGTGGAGGGCAGCAGTTTCTTCTCGGTGCGCAGCGTCAGCAGCATCTGCTTGTCGACCTGATGCACCAGGGCGCCGTTATCGCGGGGCGAGGCCCAGCCCTGAGATTGCATTTCCAGACTAGTGCCGGGGAAGAAGGCATGGCGCGCCAGGCAGGCCTCGATCTGGTCGGCGGTCATGCTGATCTGCCCGATGCGGTGGATACTAAGGTTGCGGAACCACATAGTTTTTTGTCCTTTTCGTTTGCGTCGAGTGCGTGCGGGTTGCTTCAGGCGAGCTAGTACGGCTCCCAGCCCAGCGCGGGCAGGCCAGTGGCCTTGCTAATCACTGGATTGCCGTGCTTGTCCTTCTTTGGCTTGCGCGCCATGACCTTGGCGCCGCTGATGCGCGACGTGCGCTTTGCGACCTCGATCCAGTCCCTGGCGAACTGCGGCGCGTCGAAGGGGGGGCTGACCTGAGTAGGATTGGCGTGCGCCAAGATCTTTTCGGCTTCAGCCAATACACGCTCGTTCCACTGATCCATGGGGATGCTGGTGTCACTGAGCTTCTTCTCGGCCCTCTTCTTGGCAATGGCGAGGGTCATGCCAAATACGCAGAATGCGGACATCGTCAGTCTCCTGATTGCGCGGCCAGCTGGTCGCGGAGGATGGTCAGGCCGGCGAGCGCGTCCTGCGCTGCCTGGGTGTAGAAGCGGCCGTGCTCGATGGCTGCATCGATGGCGCGGGCCATGTCCTGCGGCGTGGCATAGGCCGGTGGCTTTGCCGGCGCCAGGCGAGAGCGCTCCATGAGCGCCTGGTTCTGGGCGAGCGTGCGGGCACGGAAGTCTGGGAGGCTCAAGCTGCCTCCGACGTGGTTGGCGTCGGGACCAGAATGACGACCACCGCAGCAAGCCTGGGATGATGCAAGTAGTGGTGCGTGTAGCTCGGCGATGTCACCGTTGAATCGGTGATGAAACCGTGGGCCAGCATCCACGCTATCGTCTCGACCTTGTCACCGGAAGGGCACACCATCAGATTCCCAGAAGCAGAGACGCGGATGTCCTCAGGTCGGCAGGACACGCCGTCGTAGTAGGCAGTGGAGAGCAGTTCGCCGAGGGTATCGACGTCGGCTGCGCGGCTGACGATGATGGCGCGCTCTTCTGCGGCATCTGCATCAAAGCGGGCGAGGATGAGTTCTGATAGCTTCATGCTGGCTTCACCTGAACGTTACGGGCGTGGCAGAGCAGACCGCGGTTGATGGCAGCGTCATGGGCGGCCCACCAGCTGGCGAACGGGCCCGTATAGACGCACTTGCGATTGATGAAGATGCGGAAGTTCACGCTGCCCTCCAGACGGAGGGGCGTTGCATCGGGATGTCCTGCTGCTGGTCGATGTAGCCCTGCAGGTTGAGCAGAGCGACGACGCCCATGGCAACGGCGAACCAGCGGACGATTCCAATGACGACGGAGAGGGCGAACTTAGGCATCAGCACTCACCCGTAGCATTGAAGATGGTCACGGCGCGCTCGTGAAAGCGGGTGGTGCCTTCGCCGGGGACGCCGCGCTTAGTGTTGGCGGCTGCCCACAGCAGCTTTTGGCCCGGTGTCATGATGGCGACGGCGGCCAGGATGACCTGGTGTGCGTACTGCAGCTCGCGCAGCACTGCCTGCTGCTGGTTGTCGTGAGCGGCTTTGCGCTCGACGGCTTCGTCTATGGTCATGGGAGTCTCCAAGCCCGCCGTGGCGGGCGGGTTGGATTAGAGGCCGCCGCCAAAGCCCAGTTGGGCCATGCAGTAGTCGGCAACAAAGCGGCGTTCACGGGATTGCAGGTCGTGAACGCCAAGAGAGCGGACGACGATCTTGGCGGCGGTAGTGCGTGCCCGATCCGAGCCGCACCATTCGCGGACGGTGGCCATCAGAATCCTGTTGCCGATTTCCTTCGCTGCCGGGATGTCCAGGATTCCATGGTCAAGAGCTGCCGGCTTCTTCGCGGCGATGGCGGCGGCGTCCGTGTTGGGCAGCGATTCCATCTTCGAAAACTCGCCGAACACTGCCCTGGCCTCTTCCCATGCGGATTCAATACTTGCAGCGCCGAGCATCTTTGCCCAAGAGCCGTCGCTGAAAGTCACCCTCCAAATCTGCTGGCCTGCTGCGCCCATCTCGCTCTCCATCTGTGCTGCACCGGGTGGTGCGTCGATGGAGCTATAGTAAGCGATGCTTACACATTGCGCAAGCGATGGTTACGCATGTTTTAGTAATGCTTACGCTATGGGCATAAAAAAACCCACCGTGATGGGTGGGCTGATGCAGGGAGGGCAGCTAGCTACTTTGCGGGTGGGATCTGCGGCGCTGGCTGCACAGGAACCTGAATAATGATCGGCGCGCTGGTTTGCTGCGGCGGCAGAGGTGCGCTGGCCGTCTTGAAAATCTGCGCAACCCCAAAGATTGCCGCCAGCATGGTGCCGATGATGGTCAGCATGGTCGCCAACGTCCAAGACTTGATGCTGGCATTCATGTCATGCATGTCAGCGCGAAGCTCTGCCATGTCAGCCTTTGTGGCCAATGTTGGCAGAATCGTCTCTAGCTTCGTTTCGAGGGCTGTAAGTCTCGCATCCATGTCGCCATCATGAGGCGGGCCACCGCCGTGGTCAATAGGTGGCGGTTGCGGAGTGTTGTGTGCTGGCCTGAATTGAGCGCTTACTACCTTGTTCGCCATCATGCCCGTACCTTATTGGCTACCGTCTGGCGGTTGTATAGGAACAGGAAGCCACAATTTTCGCACTCAAGCGCTATGACCGGCATTCCGCCAGCCAATACGTCGGTCCCAACGATGTACGCCAGCGCGGTTGCTATGGGGCCAGTGTCGTGCACACCCAGAACAGGGTTGGCCTTTTGGCAGGAGGGGCAGGAATTGAACCGAATGCCCATTTTCTCCGCATAATACCCAAACTCAAAGGCGTCGACGTGCTGCTCATCTTGTGTCATTGGTGCCTCTTCCTAGCCTTTCTTCTCGCTGGCACCGCTTGCAGATTCGATGCGAGAGACAGCATCTTTCGCTGCTTGCGTCTTATCTTTTGCATACCACCAGATAGTAGTGAGGGCGGAATTCAGTGGCGCGCCATTATAGATGCCCCAGATGTCGGACTTGTTCCTGGATATGCTGTAGCGGTCAAGAATCCATCCCGTCCCAGTAAGCCCGGTAGGTTGCGCGCCGCCGTATGCAATGCGATTGTCCCGGTATGAGTAGAAGCTGATGTCTGCCTGCCAGTATGTTCCGGCGTCCGAGTATGCCTGCAGAGCTTCCCCCAGAAACGATGCCGCATCCTTTTCCTCCTGTAGCTGCGCGACAGACCGGTACTGGTCGAGCGCAATGGAGAGCTGCTGCACATACGGCTGGTATTGGAGAAGCGATATGCCCGATGCGACGACGCTCTGAATTGCGTCAGATGCCGCAATGGCTTTTTCGGCGCGAGATAGAGCGAGTTCCTTGGCCGATGGTTGTTGCTGCGCCGGCTGAGGCTGGACGGCGGGTGCCTGACTGGCAGCGGCCCTTACCGCCTCCTCTAGGCATTTGCTTCGGTCCGCCTGCCGTTTCAGCGACTGGCATGCCTGCACCAACTGCTCTGCGGTCGTCCCTGCGGAAAATGCTGGGCTTACTATGGACAGTGCGCCCAGCATGATAGCGAGTCTTTTCATTGCTCTCCCGGACTGCGGTTGTTGATTATTCTTTGTTTCCGCACTGCATGGCGTCACGCATCGTGGTGGCATGGCTAGAGCCGCGTCTCAGGATCCTCTATCGGCACTGAGTGGACTCAGAAATCCCCCGTCCCAGACCGATACTTAACGCGCCCAACGATGGTGATGTTATTGACCTGATCCGCTGGAACCGTGATTGGCTCATAGCGATCATGATTGTCGCTGACTACCCGCAGCCCCCCGTCTGGCAGCCGTTGCAGTCGCTTCACTAGCAATTCCCCGGCATACACAAGAGCAAAGACCTTGCCGTTTGCTGGTACGCGAGTATCGGCCCGATCAACTATCACGGTGTCATCATCGAATAGGCGCGGCTCCATGCTATCGCCATCCACCTTTACCGCCACCAGGTCTTTGGGCTTGGAATCTAGCCTCCTGATGTAATCCGCCTGGAACGGGAGTGGCTCCCGCTCCTCAATATGCCACGCCTCTCTGCCATTTCCCGCGGACAACTGCACATCAATCCTCGTAACCAGAACCGTGGACTCTGCCGGGAGTTCATCAAGGCTCTCGTATGTCGTTATTGGTCGCACCACAACGGGCTTGCTAGACCCTGGCGACGTTGCAACGGGATTGTAAGCTTCTGCCGATGAATTCTCGTCGTTCGGCTTGCCGGATTGTTTGTTCTTAAATACATGCTTGACTTGCGTGGATGCATCCTCTCCAGCGCCAAGCCACCATGCAAGGGACTTGCCGGACAGGCGCGCGAAGATAGGCAGGTGCTCCTTCGCCACGCGCCCCGTCTTGAGCCAGCCATAGACCGCCTGCCTGCTCACTCCGCATTCTTTTGCGAGAGCGCTAGCGTCCAGGGCGCCGCTATCAAACGCCTCCCTTAGCTTCTGCCCAAGGTCTACCCGCTCTTCTTTTCTGTGAGGCACATGGACCCTCATAAAACTTTCAGTCTGTAAGTTTAACCATCGCTTTCAGGTGCAAACAATGCTTTACACATTAGTAAGCATCGCTTACACTTGATTGCATGAGCGCAATCGACGAAGCCATTCAAATCCTAGGCGGTAAATCCAGCCTAGCGCGAGCTATCGGGGTGACACCTCAGATGGTTTCTCAATGGGCTAGAGCAATAAAACCGAAACCAATCCCGATTACTAGGTGCGTGGCCATCGAGCAAGTCACAAACGGCGCGGTAACCCGCAAGGACCTGCGCCCGGACGACTGGCACCTGATCTGGCCCGAGCTGGTTGACGTAAACGAGCGGGCCGCTGCTTCGGATGACGTGCAGCCGCCAGTTGGCAAGGCGGGGCGGAAGAAGGGCGGTTGAGTTTTCGCCTGGGTTTGTAAAGCCATGGGTCGTTTTCATGGCTTTTATTTGGCGCTTGGCCAAACCGTGGATGCAAGCGTGGATTCGATGAAAATTAACTATAAGGGTGACGCCAATGCTAACCGTTGAACAGCTTGAAGGCCGCGCTGGCACTGGGTTTGAGCCTCCCGCCGCTGCCCCCGATTCTCGCCCGGCGCCGTTTCTCCCGGCAAGTCTTATCGCCCAGTGCCGCACCTATCGCGACGCTTGCGCGCTCGCCTGGGAATACCGGGCAAGTCCGTCCCTGACGAAGCAGGTGCTGGCTGTCCTGGCCGACCTGTACCACCAGCACTCGAGCGACTACTTCCACCGTGAAAAAGCAAATGCCAATGGCCGCGCGCGCCGCGACCTGCCGGCAGAAAAGATCGCGGATGTCGAGCGGGTGCTGGGGAACAGAGCCATCAGTCAATACCTGGCGCGTCGGGGGATGCTAACCCTGATGGAAGAAGTAATCGCCGCGAGGACACATGGATGAAAGCGATGCGCTCTGCATAGCCCGGGGGGCAGTGCAGGACGCGATGAAAGCACACAAAGACAACCCAGAACACGCGATCCAGGCGCTGCAAGAGATGGCCGACAAGGATCCGAAGATTAACCAAGCGCTCATGGCCACCGGATTTCTCTCTGTCCAGGCTGAACAGGCGCAAAAGCACTGACGGGACCGAAGTGATTCACGAACTCATGCCACGCGAACAGGTCCGTGCCGCTGGCGCCGATGCCTGCCGCCGCGGGCAGGAAGCCCAAGACAACCCCCACTGGCCGCCTGGCTCGGATGCTCACCTCGAGTGGCATTCCGGCTTCAAGGATGAGCAGTACCGGGATGCCAAGACCACACGCACATAGGAGGCCGTATGCACACCGCAGTCGCAGACACCAGCATTCGCGCATACCGCAATATCAAGAAGGACGGCACGCTGAGCAAGCGCCAGAAGGAGATTCTGGCCAAGATGGCGCCGTACCCCGCTGACTATTCCCTGCAGGAGCTGGTGAAGCTGACGGGTTTGCCCGTCAACATCGTCAGCGGTCGCGTGAACGAACTGCGCGAGGACCTGTGTGTGGTGGAGCGGGGCCCGGCGCGCGCCTGCAAGGTCACGGGTAAGACCATCCGCCCGCACCGCCGGCCGCATCCGCAGAAGGCGCTGTTCTGATGGCACGGAAGGCCCCCACACCAGCGGAGCGCCGGCATATGTCTGCCGTGGCCGCGCTCGGCTGCATTGTCGACACCCTGGAAGGTAAGCCGGACACACCGGCTGAGATCCACCATATCCGCACCGGTACCGGCGCTGGCCTGCGCTCAAGCCATCTGCGCGTCCTGCCGCTTTGCCCGAAGCATCACCGCGGCGATCTCGGCATCCATGGCCCGCTCGGGCGCGGCTTCGTTGCCCACCTTGGCCTGACCGAACTGGACCTGCTCGATGTCGTGGCCCATGCGCTGGTGCTCCAGGCTGAGCGCGCCGGCCCGGCTGCCCGTCGCATGTACGCGTTGCCGGCAGTGATCGCGGGGGGGGCAGCATGAGCGGGAAGATGTCCGGCCTGGTGTTCGAGCACTACCCGGTTGGCGGCGGCGAGATGCTTACCGCGCTGTGCCTGGCCGACCATGCGGACCACGATGGCACGTCGATTTGGCCATCAGTGCCGACGATTGCCAAGCTGACGCGGCAGTCGGAGCGCACGGTTCAGTACCACATGGGCGACATGCAGAAATCCGGCTGGCTGATCCTCGTCGGCAATCCCAAAGGTGGCCGCAAGAAGTCCCGCGAATACCGCATCAACCCGGTCTGGATCGCGACAGGGAAGCTCCCTGAAAAGGGTGCAGAAATTGCACCCTTTAATGGAGAGGGCGCAAAGAAGCCTGAGCCTGTGGATAACTTTGGAAAGGGTGCAACAGCTATTGCACCCTTTGATAGCGGAAAGGGTGCAACGGGCGACACGAAAGGGTGCAATCTGGAACAGGAAAGGGTGCAATCTGAAGCAGAAAAGGGTGCAACAGCTATTGCACCCAACCCGTCCTTACCCGTCATAGACCCGTCAGTGACCCGTAGCGCGAGCGCTCCGCCAGACCACATCCGGAATTCGACAACCGGCGAAATCAACCCCCGCCCGGTGCAGATTTCGATCCTGCTGCGGAAGACCTACTCGATCGCGGTGACGAGCAACTCGGCCGAGGTGCTGGAGATGACCCGGCTGGCCGTGACGGATCTGGAAATCGCCGAGCACATCGACAACTTCCGGCTGAAGAAGCCCGGCGAAGCCCCGAATGCCCGCTACATCCTCCGGATGATCGAGTCGACGCGGAAGAGCGTTGCTGAAGCCGCGGCGGATGCTGAGCCTGGTGCGACTGGCCCGGCCGCTGTCGATGCGGGCATCTGGTGGCGGTCGGCTGCGGGGTACAGCGCCAAGGGTGTCGACCTGGGCATCAAGCGCAAGGCCGGCGAGCCGGAATGGGTCTACAAGGTCCGCGTGTTCAAGGCGGCCGGTGATGGCAAGTGGCGGGACGAGATGCTTGCCGACTTCCTGCGCACCAAGAACTCGATGTACGCCCAGGTGTTCGAGCAGTTCCACGGTCACCCGCCCATCGGGGATGCGGCATGACGATCGGACGTCCGAGCGGCGCGCGCAAGCCGAGCAAGTACGGGAACGAGCGGGTAGAGCTGGACGGCCAGATGTTCGACAGCCGGCGGGAGATGGAACGGTACTGCCACCTGAAGTTACTGCAGCGGGCGGGCCGGATCAGCGACCTGCGCTGCCAGGTGCCGTTTGAGCTGGCGCCGGCGGTGAAGATTTTGGGACGGAAGCGTCCGGCACTGCGGTATGTGGCGGATTTTGTGTATCGGGAGGCCGACGCCGCGGCGCTGACCATCGAAGACGTGAAGGGCACGGTTACCGAGGGGTACCGAATCAAGCGCCATTTGATGGCTGTGCTCGGGTTTGAGATCAAGGAGACGAGATGAGCGAACTGATCGTAGGAACGGCAGAGGTAGACGAGGTGCGCCACATTGCGCACCTGTCGGAGAAGCAGCTGGAGCAGCTGGTGGCCGAGGCAGTAGCGAAGGCGGCAGGGGTGGATCTGGCCCAGCCCGGCACGTACGTCAAAACCTGCTACGTGTCTTCGAGCAACACAAGCAGGGGTCCTGAGTACACGGCCCGCTGCGAGATCGTGGTAGACCGCCGCCCGCAGGTGATGGGCCTGGACGGGGAGGCATCGTGAGCAAAGGTGACGATCAAGTATGGAGCGCCCTCCGCGCCGCTCCCCCGGCGGCTGTCAGCCGGGCGGTGGTGACCGATGCCATGGTGTATGCCTTTCATGGCGCGATTTGTGATGGGGCGATCGGGGCGGAAGAATTCGAGGATCTTCGCAAAGGCATCCGAGCGGCCCTCGCCGCCCAGTCCCCTCCCCTCAACGAGGGCGGCAGCGAGCCGGTTGGATACGTCAATTCCGACGAACTGGACAACATGCTTGACGATCGTCAGGCCACGTTATCTCCGAAGCAAACCGGATGGCATCGGAAACCTCTTTACGCATGCCCGCAGTCGGTGGCGATCAATGAGGGTGGCGGCGAGGCGGTGGCCTGGTATCGAGATGAGCAGGTGGACGCGCACGAAGACAGCCAAGGGTTGCCGCCACTCTACTTCACGCACCGCAATGTGCATGCGTACCCAAAGCGCCCCAACGGCGAAGGATGGAAGCCCCTCTACGCCGCCCCGCAAGAGCGCATCAATGAGGGTGGCAAGGGCGAGGTGGTGGTGCCTAGCTTCGACTGTACGCTCGCCGCTGCGGGCGCGTACGACCCGCAGAGCTTTATCGACGGAGCCAAGTGGGCGCAGGACCGCCTCGCCGCCCCGCAACCGAGCGCCGCCGCGCTGACGGATACAGAAATCCTCGCTGCCTGGGATAGGACTTGGGAGGCGGCGACGCGCCCATGGTCGACTCGAGCGGTTGTCTGCGCAACTGTCCGCGCCCTCCTGGCCGACCAATCTCGTGACGAGGTGGAAATGGTCGCAGAGCAGCCCAGCGCGCTGAGCGATAAGGGGGGCGCGTGATGGACAAGGCAGCACTGGACAAGGCGCTCCGCGCGCATACCAACCTTTCCACGTTTCATGCGGTCATCGCAGTCTTGGAGGGTGGTTGCGTGTATAGCGGCGTCGGTAGCGACAAGGCCGCCCAACAAATCATCAACATCTGCAAGCGCGAGCAAGGTCGGCTGCTGAAGATCCACGACGCCGCACTCGCCAAAGGAGATGGAGGTGCTTAACGAATTCGACCTGGAAGATATGCGCCCCGATTCGCCGAGCGCGTCACCTGCCGCGCTAAGCGATGAGCAAATGCTTGCGGCATTCAACAGCGCGGATAGCGTGATCGACGGACTGCATGAGGTGCTGAGGCGTGCAGCGCCCAGCGAGGACAAGCGCGATAGCGAGCGGTTGGATTGGCTGATCGATCGGCAGGCATGGATTCAGTGGACCGTACGCGATGGCTCAATTCGCCAGTGTCAGGTCTACGACCAAGACGAAGATGAGGAATATCACATCCTTTCTGGCGACGATCGTTACTTCGACACCCCGCGCGCCGCCATCGACGCCGCAATCGCCAAAGGAGAGGGGAAGTGAGTCTGTTCTACTGCGCCATCGTGCGCACCATGACCGAGAGCGCGCTGATTGCTGCCAGCCGATGGGATATTTGCGACGGCAGCCCGATGAACGTGGAGGCGGAAGAACTCTGTCGCCGCTGGGGAGAGAGCAATGACTGAAAGCGCAGAGAAGCAGGCACAGGACATAGAAGAGACGTGCCGCTGCGCCGAGCCAGGCGAGATCCTGGAGGGTTACTGCCAGGAGTGCGGCTACAAGGTCGGGAAGGGGCCGTTTGCCCTGGCGCTGGATGGGTTGGCACGCGATGCGGAGCGGTATCGGTGGCTGCGCAACCCAACGACCGATGTGGCACTTGTGCTCGACAAGGTAGCCGGCGAGGTTCCAGCAGATGAACTTGGTGGCGGTGGGTATCGAATTTATGAATATCGTGCCGGAGAAGATCTGGATTCCGCCATCGACGCCGCCATGAGCGCCAGCAAGGAGGGCAACTGACATGCCGATCTGGATGCATATCCAAGGGATTGACGACATGGTGGCCGCACCATCCCGCGACGAGGCCGAGCGCGTAGCCGCTGCATACAACCGTTTCTGGTCCGTTGAGACGGCGCGGCGTAAAGCCGAGATCGCTGCCGAGGGCCGGAACCCAGACTTCTACCCGACTTGTGTCGCTGTCGTGGTGGACGACGATGACGAAGGCCACGCTGATTCTCTCGCCCAAGAATGGCCAGACTATCTTGCGTACTGCGACATCGCGCCACCAGAAGCCGACGCCGCAATCGTTAAAGGAGAGGGGGCATGAACCTGGTTATTCAAAAAGATGGGATCAAGCGTGAGCTTGCCGGGGAATTCGGCATCTGCACGTCTCGTGACGACTTGAAGTCCCTGTGTGATCAGTTGAATGCAGCTCTCCAACTATGGGAAGCAAACGGCTTCGCTTACGGATGGCTTGAGATAAGGCGCGAGATGGATATTGCGGCAAATACGAAGCCTATCGGCTGGGGAGATGCAGCATGACTGAAAGCGCGGAGCGGCTTGAGCGCTGGATCGATTTGCTGATTGGAATCTCAAATCCGGATGGCGTCGAGGTCGTCATTGCCGAGATGCGCGGCATGCTCGCGGCGAGCCGAGCCCCCGCAGAGGCAGGGGCACCAGAGGGATTCGTGCTGGTGCCACTGAAGGCCACGCAGCAGATTTGCCAAGTCATGCAGTGGAAGCTGCGCGAGTGGCCGCGCTATCCGTTCCGCGTCGCGCCAGTCTATGAGGCCGCAATCCGAGAGGGAATGCTCGCCGCCGCAACCGCATCGCCTAAGCAGGAGAAGGCATGACCGGCCCCCGCTTCCTTTCCGCCGAAGACCTTGACTTGACGGAACGTGCAGCTCGTGCCGCCGGGTTTGACGCAACTCGATTCCGCGCGCGTGAGCTGGAGGTAATTCACATCAACATGGGCGGCTGGACGCGCCAGTTTGACCCGCTGAACAACCTCACCGAGGCATTCCTGCTCCAGGTGCGCATGTGCATGACAGTGGATGTCGGTACCGACTCGCACGTCACGGCAAAGACGCCGATCGCACCGCCGGCCCGGGAGCCGCTCGGTACCGAGGATGTGCTGGATGCCGCCGCGGTGGCGTGCCGGGCCATCGTCATGGCCGCTGCACTGCACTATCAGGAAGGAGTTTGACCATGGCAGGCAACAAAAAGCCCCGCAAGCGGTACCGCCCTAAGCCGATGAACCCATCCGCCATTGCTGACGCGCTTGCCGCCCATGTGCCGATGGCACAGGACAAGCAGATGGACGTCCTGCTGTGTGCGCACCAGTCCCTTGAGGCGCTTCGCACTGGGAAGGGCGGTGAGCAGGACTTCGGCATGCTGGCCGTGGCCATGAACATGAGCCTGATGCTCTGCGAGATGGGTATCGGTAGCGAATACCTGCCCTTGGCGGTGGCCGGGCAGGAGGCCGCGGCGCGGTGCCAGGCGCGCGCCAAGCGGCTCGGGAAGTGGGGGCTCGATGCTGAGGGCTTGAATGCCTTGCGCGACGGCCTGGAATTGCATGACCAGCAGGTGGAAATGGCAACACAGAAGCAGATCAGCCGGGCAGTGGTGCGCGCCCGGCAACGAGCATTGGAAGGCAACGTAATGGAGGCAGTGTGATCACCATCAACATCGCGCCGATCCGCCGCATGCGTGAGGCGGCAGAGGCCAAGGACAAGGCTGAGCAGGCTCAGCGGAAGGGCGGCGCCCTGGCGCGCCTGGCCGGCCAATGGTGCCGAGATCCTGAGTTTCGTCGCTTTGTTGCCGCGAAGACCGGGTTTGAATGCCCATCGATCGATGTTGCCGCCGGGTTTGTCCGGACTGTGTGCGGCATCGAAACCCGCGCCGAGCTGGACCACGTTCCGGCCGCCGAAGCGAAGTTCCACGCGGGCATCCGCCTGCCCTACATGCGTTGGCTCCAAGGACTGAGGACGTTCGACTGATGGCATACACCGCGACCCCGCCAGCGCCGCGCCAGTCTTCCCTGGCATCGTATGGCTATGACGCCCTGGACAACCTGCTCTATGACTGGTTCTGCCGGGAAGAGGGCTATACGCCAGTAGTCGGCTTTGGGCGCGCTGCCGCCTCGAATTCGTCGGCGGTCAGCTCGCGCCAGTGGGACCATGCTGATGATGTGATGGATGGCCGGATCGAGGCGTATGTCATGCCCCTCGTGTCGGCATGCATCGACGACTTGCCGGGAGACTACCGGCTCGCCATCCTGATCGAGCAGCGCAATCGGATGGGCCCTGCTGTGTTTCGGAATCCCCGGGCTGGCGACCGGCAGCCAGAGGTCTACCAGCAGTCCAAAGATGCGATCGCGCCAAAGCTGCGCCGCAGAGGCGTCGAGTGGTGACTTGCGCGCCGCCTGTTTTTGTTCTAGTATTCGCCGCAGAGGGCAGAGTTACGCCCTGAAAAAGCCCGCCCGGTTCGCCCCGTGCGGGCTTTTTGCATTTCTCCCGCAGTTGCTTGTCTCCCTGCGCTCCTCCCGCGCCTTCGGTGCCCGCCAGTCCACAAGACTGCGCGGGCATTTCTTTTTTTGCTGACCATGACCGAACAAGCCATCGAGAAGGAAATCCAGGCCAAGGGCGAGCGCCGTGAAGTAGTGCTCGCTGGCAATCGCCGCTCGGATTGCACACAAGGCAGAACATGGACCGCACCAAGTTAGCTCAGGCGTTCAACCAGTGGATGGACGACTACAGTAAGGACCCTGACGCATATCAGGATGCCCGGACTTCCGCGCTTGAGTTCCTTCGGGAGAAGCTGGACGGCAAAGAGCCGACCTATGGCGATGAGTGCGCTGCGGTCCTACTTGAGTATCTCGGCAAAGCGTGAGCAGACTCAAGACCCTAAAGCCCAGACTGGCCACAGCCAACCTGGGCAGAGTTCAAGTGCTCGAAGCCAAGGCAGGCACGACCGAGCGCATCCGAGGCAGGGCATGGATGGCAACCCGGCAGCGCGTGGCACTGGCGCATGGCTACCGGTGCGCTGGCTGCGGTTGCGTATGGGTGCCGAGCCGAGATCAGATCGACCACACCATCCCGCTTGAACAGGGTGGCGGCAACGAGGACTCGAACCTCAAGCCGCTGTGCAATGCGTGCCATGAGGCGAAGACGGCGGGCGAGGCCACCCGGCGTGCGCGGTGGTGAGATCGTCGCCCCTACGACCTCCTGACAGCCCCTAGAGGCATCCCTGTGGCCCCTGCGAGGTGAGGCAGGGGGGGGTGGCGAAACCTCAAGGGGTCGACCGGCCGGAAACCGCACGGTTCCCCACGCGCAGAAAATTTCCCCCTTTGAGAGGATTTGTTAATGGCTTTAACAGGCAAGAAGCGGCTGTTTGCTGATGCCGTTATCGCCGGGAAGTCCAATAAGGACGCGGCAATCGCGGCTGGCTACAGCGTGAAGACGGCGTCGGCAGCCGGGTCTCGTCTTGTTAAAGACCCGGAGGTCGCGAAGCACCTGAAGGAACGGAAAAGGGCGGGCCGTAAGGAGACTGCCGAGCGCGCAGAGGCGCCGCACAAGGCAGCGCCAAAGTTCGATCTCAGCATCGCGTTGAGTCATGACGATCCAGAGAAGTTTCTGATGGCGTTCATGAATGACCTCGAGATGGATCCTCGTGAGCGAAAGGACGCTGCCAAAGCATTGATGCCATACAAGCACCAGAAGTTGGGCGAGGGCGGCAAGAAGGACGCGGCCGCAGATGCCGCGAAGAAGGCCGCCGGCGGCAAGTTCGCACCCACGGCGCCCCCGAAACTCATCGTGAACAACAGGAAGTGACCTGATGGGATGGACTACCGCCTGCGTTGACTGGGCCGATCGGCTCAAGCGCGGCGAGTCCATCATTCCGCCCCCCATCTTCCCTGAGCAGGCTGAGCAGGCCCTGGAGGTTTTCCGGCAGCTCAAGATCGTGGATGCGCCTGGCAGCCCGACCTTTGGCGAGTCGTGCGCGCAGTGGGTGTTTGACCTGGTGGCGTCGATCTTCGGTGCGTATGACCCGGAGACCGGGCGGCGGCTGATTACCGAGTGGTTCATCTGCCTGCCAAAGAAAAATAGCAAATCAACAATTGCAGCCGGGATCATGCTGACGGCGGAGATCCTGAATTGGCGGCAGTCGGCTGAGTTCGTGATTCTCGCGCCGACGCTTGAGGTTGCAAACAATGCCTTTGCGCCGGCTCGGGACATGGTGCAGAAAGATGAGGACCTGGACACGCTGATGCAAGTCCAGACCCACATCAAGACCATTACCCACCGGCGGAGCGGCGCGACGCTCAAGGTTGTGGCGGCCGACTCCAACACAGTGGGCGGCAAGAAGTCGGTTGGCACGCTGGTCGACGAATTGTGGCTGTTCGGCAAGCAGCCCAACGCCGAGAACATGCTGCGCGAGGCCATTGGCGGCCTTGCGTCGCGGCCCGAGGGCTTCGTGATCTACCTGACCACGCAGTCTGACGACCCGCCAGCCGGCGTCTTCAAGCAGAAACTGCAGTATGCGCGGGACGTGCGCGACGGCAAGATCGTTGATAAGCGGTTCGTGCCGGTGATCTTCGAGCACCCGCCCGAGATGGTGGCAGCCAAGGAACACCTGAAGGTCGAAAACCTAGCGATGGTTAACCCGAATCTGGGGTATTCGGTCGACGAGGAGTTCCTGCATCGCGAGTTTGCGAAGGCACAGCAGGGCGGCGAAGAGTCGTTCCGCGGCTTCCTGGCGAAGCATGGGAACGTCGAGATCGGCCTTGCCCTGCGCTCCGACCGCTGGGCCGGCGCCGACTTTTGGGAGCAGCAGGCCATCCCGGCGCTCTCGCTGGACGACCTGATTGCCCGATCTGACGTGATCGACGTTGGCATCGACGGCGGCGGCCTGGACGACTTGCTCGGCCTGGCGGTGCTGGGACGGGAGAAGGGCACCGGCAAATGGCTTCTGTGGACGCATGCTTGGGCGCACCCGTCCGTGCTGGAGCGCCGCAAGTCGGAGGCCGCGCGCTTCGCTGACTTCGCCAAGGACGGTCACCTGACGCTGGTGAAGACCATCGGCGATGACGTGATGGAACTTGCCGGCCACGTGGTGCGGATCGAGGAATCCGGCCTGCTGGACAAGGTCGGTTGCGACCCTGCCGGAATCGGTGCAATTTTGGACGCGCTGGCCGAAGCTGGCGTACCAGAAGAAAAGATCGTCGGCGTATCGCAAGGCTGGAAGCTGGGCGGCGCGATCAAGACCACCGAGCGCAAGCTGGCTGAGGGCGTGATTGTCCACGGCGGGCAACCAATGATGGCCTGGTGCGTCGGTAACGCCAAGGTCGAGCCGCGCGGAAACGCGATCCTTATTACCAAGCAGGCCAGCGGCAGCGCAAAGATAGACCCGCTGATGGCGACGTTCAACGCCGTCAACCTGATGAGCCTTAACCCGCAACCCGCACCTACACCAGGCATATATATCCTATGAGCGAGGCATTCAAGAACGCACAGGCCAAGGCCGCAGTGCCGGGCTCTGTCGTGCTCAATGCTTGGCGCGCTCAGCATGGGCCGGAAGCGACCGGGCGCATCAACAACCTGAACGAGACGCGCCAGAGTCTGACGGTGCAGGAACTGGCGAACATCATTGGCGGCGGCGCGATCAGCAATGCCGGCCCGGTGGTGAACGAAACGACCGCGATGAAGGTATCGGCGGTCTATGCCTGCGTGGCACTGATCGCCGGAGCAATCTCGACGCTGCCGATGCCGATTTACGAGCGCACGCCGGACGGCCGCGCCAGGGTCGAGCACCCGTACTGGTGGCTGCTGAACGAGCAGCCCGAGGCGGATATTTCCTCCGCGGTGTTTTGGGAATACATGGTCAGCGCGCGGCTGTTCTATGGCGACTGCTTTGCCGAGATCATTCGCCCATCCTTCCGCAGCAACAAGGTTACCGGCTTCAAGGCGCACCACCCGCTGCGCGTGCAGCCCTTCCGTGACAGCGTAGGCGAACTGTTCTATCGCGTGCAGCCGCTGGTTGGCGAGATGTACGTGCTGAGCCCTGCGGACATGATCCACATTCCGAGCCTGGGCTTTGACGGCATCCGCAGCCCCAGCCCGATCACCTACGCCGCGCGCCAGTCCATCGGCACGTCTCTGGCGGCGGCGGAGTACAGCGCCCGATTCTTCTCGAATGGCGCGCGCCCTGACTTCGCACTGACGATGGATGGGAATATCGGCGAGGATCAGGCGCGGCTGCTGCGCGCGACGTGGGGCGAGCGCCATAGCGGCGTTGCCAACTCGCATCTGCCGGCCATCCTGACTGGCGGCCTGAAGGTGCAGCAGCTCACCATGTCCGCGGTTGATTCGCAGATCCTGCAGACGTCCAGCTGGAACCTGGAGGAAATCTGCCGGATCTTGGGCGTTCCTCCGTTCATGGTTGGCAGCACCGAGAAATCGACCTCGTGGGGCACCGGCCAGGAAAACATGGGCCGCGGCTTCGTCAAGTACACGTTGCTGCGCGATCTGCGCAAGTTCGAGCAGGAATTCAACCGCAAACTGTGGCCCAGCCGCGAAAAATACTTCGTGGAATTCGACGTTTCCGGCATCGAGCGCGGTGACCTGAAGACCGAAAACGAGGCGCTGCGCGTCGCATTGGGTCGCGCGGGCGAGCCGGGCTGGCTTTCGATCAACGAAGTCCGTCACATGAAGCTGTTGCCCCCGATTGAGGGCGGTGACGAAGTGAACAAGGGCGTTGCGCCGGCTTCTGCCGCGGCGCCGACCGATACCCCGCCCGATCCGGCAACCGCGTAAGGACACCATGAACAAGCTAATCAAGCTGCTGGCAAGCAATCGCCGGCAGGCCGCGCCGCGTGCGCTCGAAACGAACGGCGAAGACACCACCATCTACATCTACGACGCGATTGTGTCGGATGAGGCCACCGCCGAGTGGTGGGGCGGCGTGTCGGCGCAGGCTTTGGTGCCGCAAATCCGCTCGATCAATGGCGGAACGCTGCATTTGCGCATCAATTCCCCGGGCGGCGATGTGTTTGCCGCTCAAGCCATCGTTGCGGCCATCCGCGACACCGGCGCCAAGGTGATTGCCCATATCGACGGACTGGCCGCGAGCGCTGCGACGGTGATCGCATCGGCCGCCGACGAGGTGGAGATCAGCGACGGCGCCATGTACATGATCCACTGCGCCTGGACCTTTGCCATCGGCAATTCAGCCGACCTGACAGCGACTGCAGCGCTGCTGGACAAGACGGATGGCGTGATCGCCAGTCAGTACGCTAAGCGCAACGGCAAGGGCGCCGACGAGATGAAGGCGCTCATGGATGCCGAAACGTGGTTCACGGCTCAAGAGACTGTGGATGCCGGCCTTGCTGATCGCATCTCGGGGAACGCGCCCAAGGCGCAAGCCTCATGGGATCTGAGCGCCTATGCAAACGCGCCGAAGCCGGCAGGCAAGCCCGAGCAGATCGACGCCATCACCAATGAACACCGCGATCGCCAGCAACAGCGCCTGCGCATGCTGAATCGCCTCAACTATCAGTAACGCGCCTCGCGCAACTGAGAACAGCCGCCTCCTGGCGGTTTTTTTTCGCCCCTACGACCTGCGCGAGCGGTCAAACCTTCATCGGAGCAGTCCACATGACTAAGCTGGCTCAACTGCGCGAACTGCGTAACGCCAAGGCCAAGGCCGCAAACGAGATCAACAACAAGTACCCGGCCAACGAGCGCATGCCATCCGCCGAAGCCGAGAAGATGGACGCCATCCTGGCAGAAATCGAGGCCATCGACGGCGACATTACCCGCGAGAATCGTCGCGCTCAGCTCGCCGCCGAAGATCCTGCTGCGCAGCATGTCGCCGCGCTCAATGCCGCAACGCGCAATCCCGCATCGCAAAGCGATGAATCCAAGGCGTTGCGCTCCTTCATGGCTGGCGGCCTCTCGAACATGGCCGATGCTGACCGCGCCCGTATGCTGGCACGCCAGACCCCGGACATCCGCAACGCGATGTCGACGACGACCACGACCGAGGGCGGCTTTACCGTGGCCACCGAATACCAGCGTTCTCTGGAGATCGCCATGAAGGCATTCGGCGGCATGCGCGCTGTAGCTCATCCGATCCGCACCGGTACCGGCGCTGCCATGAACTTCCCGGCGACCGATCCGACCGCTGAAGAAGGCGAGATCGTCGGCCAGAACGGCCCGGTGACCGGCCTGGACACGACGTTCAGCAATCTGGCGCTGAACGTGTTCAAGTACTCGTCCAAGAAGATCGCACTGCCGTTCGAGCTCATTCAGGACGCTTTTATCGATCTGGAAGCCTACATCCAGACTTTGCTGGCGATGCGCCTGGGCCGCATCCAGAACAAGCACTTCACGATCGGCGACGGCACCACGGCACCGAATGGCATCGTCACGGCCTCCCCATCCGGCAAGGTCGGCACCACCGGCCAGACCCTGAGCGTGGTCTATGACGACCTGGTCGATCTGGAGCACTCCGTTGACCCGGCATACCGCAGCCAACCCGGCGTCGGTTACATGATGCACGACACATCGGTCAAGGTGATCCGAAAGATCAAGGACACCCAAGGCCGCCCGATCTTCGTGCCTGGCTACGAGGCCGGCGCCATGATCGAGGGCGGCGCCCCTGATCGCCTGATGGGCCGTCCGATCTACATCAACCAGCACATGCCGGTGATGGCTGCGAACGCCAAGTCCATCCTGTTCGGCCAACTCTCCAAGTACGTCATCCGCGACGTGATGGACCTGACCCTGTTCCGCATGACCGACTCTGCCTTCACGCTGAACGGCCAGATCGGCTTCGTGGGATTCCTGCGCACCGGCGGCAACCTGATCGACGTGGGCGGCGCGGTCAAGTACTACGCCAACTCCGCAACCTGATCGGCGCGTGACCCAACCGGCGGCGGGCTTCGCCTCGCCGCGCCTCTTTGGAGTAGTGCATGGCAAAGATTCAGACCGCGAGAGCCCGCGTGCTTTCCGATAACCCTAGCCTGGGCGTCAAATGCGGCCAGATTGTTGAGGGCCCCGAAAAGGTCATCAAGGCGCTGTCCGCCGCTGGCGCGGTTGACGCTCACCCGGACGCGATCGCCTACGCCGCTGAGCAAGGCGCTGCCGTGGTGGTACTCGAAGATCCTGCCGCTGCCGCCGATCTGGCTGCCGCGGTGATCGAGAGCAAGGATGCGGATGCCTCCGCAGCCGATCCCATCGTCGCAGGCTAATCCATGGGCCTCAGATTAACGCAGGCGCCGGCTGTCGAGCCGGTAACGCTCGCAGAGGCAAAGCTGCATCTGCGCGTCGATGACTCGACCGAGGACACGTTAATCACGATGCTTATCAGTGCATCGCGCGCCCATGCGGAGAACGTATGCCGACGCGCGTTCGTCACGCAGAAATGGCTGCTGGCGCTCGATGCGTTCCCGTTCTACACGTATTACGGCGTGATCCCCGGTTATGTTCCGGTCGATCAATTGCCGGCCGCGTGGATGACGATGCGCAACTATTCTGTGCGGTTCCGTGGCAGCAAGATCGATCTGCCATTCCCGGCACTGCAATCCGTGGACTCGGTGAAGTACATCGACGCGGCCGGCGCGCTGCAGACGCTCGACCCGACGCAATACGTTGTCGACAACATGAGCGATCCCGGCGTTCTGACGCCGGCGCCTGGCACGTACTGGCCTGATACGCAGAACACCACCAACGCTGTGCAGATCAGCTATACGGTCGGCTACGGCGACGCCACGGCGGTTCCGGCCGGCATCAAGTCATGGATTCTGCTCCGCGTCGGCGCGCTGTATGCGAACCGGGAGGAAGTCTCCGTGGCTCAGCGCATTACGGTGCAGGAGCTGCCTTACGTGGATTCCCTGCTCGACCCGTATCGGATCAGAAGCTACGTCTGATGCGCGCCACCGATCAACGCAGCGGGTTCACCCCGTAACGCACCAAGGAATTTGCCCATGGCATCGAACCTCAAGTACAGCGCCGCCCTCAAGAATGCTCAGCAGGACGCCATCGCCACGAAACTGGGTGCATCGGCTCTGCTCAACATCTACAGTGGTACGCAACCGGCCAGCCCCGATACCGCAGTCGGCGCCCAGGTTCTGCTTGCAACGCTCACCTGCAACGCGACCTTCGCCCCGGCGGCCTCGGGCGGCGTCGTCACGCTGAATGCCATCGCGAACGGCACCGGCACGGCGGGCGCTGCTGGCGGCACCGTCGCCACGTGGTATCGCCTGACCACCTCGGGCGGCACTGCTCACATCGACGGCACGGTCGGCATCTCGGGAGCTGACCTCAACCTGAACAACACCAACATCGCCCAGAATCAGACTGTCTCCGTCACCAGCTCGACCTACACCAACGCCAACTAAGGCGCGCCGTGGCTACTGTTGTCGTCCTCACGTCCGGCACTAGCTGGACTATACCCGGCGACTTCCCAGGGACCGCCGATCTCGTCGAGGTGATCGGCGCGGGGGCGGGCGGCTCAAGCTTCAACTTTTCGTCAAACGGCTCGGGCGGGGGCGGCGGCGGCGCCTACTCGTCCACGCCCAATGTTGTCCTCGGCACCAGCGGTTCGATCGCTTACGCAATCGGTGCTGGTGGCGCGGGCGAAACGGCCGGCGCGGCGGCTAAGGCCGGTGGCGACACATGGTTCAATGGGAGCACCCTGGCCCTGTCGACCATCGCCGCGAAGGGCGGCGGCATTGCCGGGGCATCGGCGGGCGGTGTCGGCGGCGCTCTAGCGTCCGGCAAGGGGGCGACCAAAACATCTGGCGGCAACGGCGGTACGGGCGGCACCAGTAACGCGGGCGGCGGTGGCGGCTCGGCAGGCGTTGCTGGTGGCAATGGCTCGAACGGCGGTAATGGCGCGGCAGGCGCGACCACCGGTGGCGCCGGGGCGAACAGCACCGGGACTGGCGGCGTTGGCGGCACGTCAGGCACTCCCACGGGTGGCACCGGCGGCATTGGCGCAGGTGGCGGCGGCGGGTATGGCAACTCTGGCAACGGCGGCGCGGGCGGCGCTCCTGGTGGCGGGGGCGGCGGTGGCGGCACCAATTCCGCTGCCACGACTGGCGGCGCAGGTGCTCGCGGCGAAATCCGTATCACCTACACGCCAACCGGTGGTAGCTCGACCGGCACTGCCGCATCCACGCAGAGCGTCAACACTGGTTCGTCATCCGGTGCGGTCGTGGTGTCGGGCTCCGGTTCGGCAACCGAAGGGAAGGACTTCGGGGCATCTTCCGGCTCTGCAGCTATATCAGGGGCTGCCGCATCCACAGAAGGCAAGGACAGTGCCTCGGCTGCGGGCGGCGCGGCCCTCTCGGGGGGAAGCGCTTCCACCCAGGCCCTCAGCACAGGCTCGGCTGCGGGCGCAGTTGGCGTTTCTGGTTCTGGTGCTGCCGCCCAGGCACCCAATGCGACCAGCGCAACGGGCGCAATCGGCAGCGTTTCGCAGGGCAGCGCTGCAAGCACTCAGGCGCGCGACTCCGCTTCTGCTGCTGGTGGCGTGGCGATCATAGGTGCCGGTGCCTCGAATCAGGCGCCCGGCATGGCCGAGATGGCGGCCGTGTTGTTCGCGGCCGATCCTGGCGCGGAGCCAGATCCAGTAATCGTGGCAGTCGAGGCTGAGTCACGAGTAGTTGTAATTACCCATGAGGCGCGCGTCTTAATCGTGCCGTCAGACGACCGCGTTGACTCGACAGACGCGGAATCCCGCATTACCGCTGTATTGAGCGAATACCGGCTATTGGAGATTCCCGCATGAGCGCAACGATTCCGCCGAAAGATCCTTCGGCAGTCCTCGACTATCGGGTCGATTGGTCGGCTTGGCTCGCTGCCGGCGAGACCATCCAAGGCACGCCGACTATCACGGCTGGCGCAGGGTTGACGATCAACCCGGATGGCCACGCTACCGCAGTCAATGGTGGCGCCGTTACGTTTTGGTTGTCCGGTGGCGCACGTGAGATGTTTTACACCGTCTCGTGCCAGATCCTGACTAGCCAGGGGCGCACAGATCGAAGGTCGTTCCAACTTCGAGTAGCAGAAAGATAGACCAGCCACCCCCGGGTGGCTTTTTCAGTTCCCCAACGACCCGCCTTGAGCGGTTTTTTTCTTATGCGAGGCATGAAAATGGCATCGGCTGCGATTTCCGCTCATGGATCGTGGGGCTGCGCCTGATGGAGGCCGGGGCACTCAACCGCCGCGTCACGATCCAGCAGCGCCAAACAGGCTTTGACGAGGTGGGCCAGCCTATCGACGGCTGGGCGGATGTGGTAACCGTATGGGCGAACATCGCGCACAAGTCAGGGCTGCAGACGATCAAGGCCGACGCACCCATATCCGTTGTGCAGGCGAGCATCCGGATCCGCTACCGTACCGGCGTCGACGCCGGCATGCGGGTGCTGTACGGCGCGACGACTTACGACATCCGCGCGGTGCTGCCGGATGCGGCCGGACGCGACTTTGTTGATCTGGTTTGCGAGGTGCTGCAGTGACGATCAAGATCGATTTGCGCGGCTTCAAGGCTGCGATGGAAAACGAGCGTCAACGCGTCCACGAAGCGGCGCGGCCAGCGGCGCAGGCCGCCGCGCAGGTCATCTATGACGCGGCACGCTCAAAGGTGCCGGTATCCGGGAAGGGCCATTGGTTCTACGGCACGTCCTACAAGACGACAGGGCAAAAGTACTGGTTTGATGCCGGCGCTCTGCGCGACTCGATCTATCAGGTCTACTCGAAGGACAAGAGCAGTGACAGCAAGGCTACGTACCACGTGAGCTGGAACCAGAAGAAGGCGCCTTACGCCTGGATGGTCGAGCTTGGCACCAGCCGCGCGCCGGCGCACCCGTTCATGGGTCCGGCGATTAACGACAACCGGGCGGCGGCGGGAGAGGCAATGCGCGCCGAATTCCTGCGGAGGGTTAAGGCATGACGATGGAAGCGGATCTTGTGGCCGTGCTGCGCACGGTCTGTCCGCGCGTATCGCCCGATGTGGCGCCAATCGGCACGCTAGCGCCCTATGTCACTTGGCAGGGGATCGGCGGGCAAACGCTTCGATACGCCGATGGAACCGCAGCCGATAAGCGCAACAGCCTGGTGCAGATCAACGTCTGGTCGAAGACGAGGCTTGAGGCTACAGCGCTGATTCACCAGATTGAAGACGCAATGTGCGCAACCGCGACGCTGACTGTCGACCCGCAAGGCGAGGCGCTCGCGACGTATGAGCCGGATACAACCCTGTACGGAAGCATTCAGAGATTCTCGATCTACAGCGTCAGATAACACCAATTTTTTCAATTGCCCGTGAGGGCGCAAACCACCGCCTCCTGGCGGTTTTTTTTCGTCCAAAGGAAACGCAATGGCACAAGTACCAACTGGTTCCACATTCTTCGTCGCGTCGGCAATCGCTGCAGCGAAGACCATTTCTGCTGTCACCAATGCCATCGAGGCCGTCGTGAGTTCCACTGCGCACGGCTACAGCGCCGGCGACACCGTGAACATCACCAGCGGCTGGGGCCGCCTCAATCGCCGCGCGTTCCGTATCAAGACCGTGACCACGGACAGCTTTGTGCTGGAAGGCGCGGACACCACCAACACCACGTTCTTCCCGCCCGGCACCGGAACCGGCACTGCGAGCAAGGTTTCGACCTTCACGCAGATCACCACGGTGATGTCTCCCACGTCGAGTGGCGGCGACCCGAAGACCGTGAACTACAAGTTCATCGAGTCGGATGTCGAGTACTCGATCAACGACGGCTTCTCGGCCACCAGCTACACGATGAACCTGGATGCCGACTCGATCGGCTCGGCCGGTTACTCGGCTCTCAAGTCCCTGACTGACGTTCAGACCGACACGATCCTCAAGATCGTGACCCGCTCCGGCTCGATCCTGCTGGTGCCCTGCACCGTGGCGCTGAACGAGTCGGTTTCCATGCAGGACGGCCAGATCAACACGGTGAAGGCCAGTTTCAATGGCAACAATCGTGCCGTGCGCTACGCATCGTAATCGGGCAATAGCCCATCCCTGAGCACCGACCGGGCCGCTGTCTTTCCTTCGCGGGAAAGCGGCGACTCGGCACGGGCATTTACATCCCGCGAAAGGTAAATAGACATGGCCAAGATCGTCCTGGGCAAGCGCCCGACCAATTTCAAGCACACCGTCAAGTTCCCGATGCTGGACGGCACTGAAGGCAGCATCGAGGTGCAATACCGTTATCGCACTCGCGCCGAGTTCGGCAAGTTCATTGACGAGGTGTTCGCCGCGTCGAAGGAAGACCGTCCCGAGGGCGACGAATTCTCGTGGGCCGCGTTGATGGAAAAGACCAGCGGCGCCAATGCGGACTACGTGATGAAGGCCGTCGAGGGCTGGAACCTTGATGAGGAATTCACCCGCGATAACGTGCAGCAGTTGGCCGATGAGCTGCCTGCCGCGATCACTGCCGTCATGGACACGTATCGCAACGCAATCACCCAAGGTCGCTTGGGAAACTGACGGAGGCGGCGCAGGCATTGTACGAACGCATGCCGAGCGCCGCTGAGCTTGAGGCATCCGGGTTCACCCGCGAAGACTTCGAGACGGACCCGGTAGAAGTGTGGCCGGAGAACTGGCGCGCAGTGTGCTTGTTCTGCGACCTGCGCACACAATTCCGCGTCGGCGGCATGGGGTCCGCAACCGGGCTGGACTACAACGTCCTGTTCCGGAAGATGGACCGCATGAGCCTGACTGCCGAAGAGTATGACCAGATGGAAGAGGACGTGCGGTCGCTGGAATACGCCGCGCTGCCCTTGATAAACAAGCAGGAATAAGCTCCGGAGACGGGGCTATCTTTTTGGGAAAGCCGAATGTCCGACCTTAAGATCCAAGGCGAAGTTACGTTCGACACCACGTCCGCCGACCAGGCGCTTGGTAATGTCGAGCAGCGCGCTAATCGGATGGCCCAAAATGTCGGGCAGGCTGGCGAGAAGGCGGGGAAGGCTGTCAGCGGCATCGGCGACGGAGGGCAGCAGTCGTCGCAGAAGGTCGAGGCCGCCACCCGCAGCATGATCCAGTCCATCCAGCGCACGACCGCAGCAATGGAGGCCGGCAGCAAGAGCAGCAGCCAGTATTACGAGGCGCTCGCCAGCCAGCGCGGAGTGAGTTCGGATGCTCTGCGCCCATATCTGGCGCAGTTGGAGGCAGTCGAAGCCAAGCAGAAGCAGGCCACTGTCGCGATGACGGGCGGCGCTGTGTCGATGGAAAAGATGGGCGTGTCAGCGGCGCAGACGGCTGCGGCCCTGCGCGGCGTGCCGGCGCAGTTCACGGACATCGTGACCAGCCTGCAGGGCGGGCAGAAGCCCATGACTGTGCTGCTGCAGCAGGGCGGGCAGCTCAAGGACATGTTCGGCGGCATCGGCCCGGCTGCCCGCGCTCTCGGCGGGTATGTCGCCGGCCTGATCAATCCTTTCACGCTCACCGCCGCTGCCGTCGCGGGATTGGTGGTGGCGTACCGCTCCGGCGCGGCTGAGGGAGAGGCATTCCGCAATACGCTGCTCCTGTCCGGGAACGCTGCCGGTCTGACCGCCGACAAGATGTCCGGCATGTCGCAGCGCATTGGCGCGGTGGTCGGCACGCAGCACGCTGCAGCGGCGGCACTCAACGAGTTTGCCAACGCGTCGAAGATCGGTTCGGCAAATCTGGAGCAGTTCACGGCATCCGCCCTGCGATGGCAGGATGCGACCGGCACGGCCGTGTCGGAAACCGTCAAGAAATTCGAGGACCTTGGCAAGTCGCCGCTGGAGGCATCGCTCAAACTCAATGAGTCGATGAACTACCTGACGGCGAGCGTCTACAAGCAGATCAAGTCGCTGCAGGACGCTGGCAAGGAGACGGAGGCCGCCGCTGTCGCGCAGAAGGCTTTTGCCGACGCACTGGACCAGCGCGCGCCGAAGATGGTTGAGAACATTGGCGGCATCGAGGCGGCGTGGCGGGCAGTGAAGGGTGTAGTTCTGGAAGTCGGTAGTGCCCTTGCTGGAATTGGCCGGGAAAAGACGTTCGAGGAATCGGTAAAGAGCCAATCTGCCGCCATCGACGCGCTGCAAGCGAAGATCAAGAGTCGCCAGGATCGCGGCTTGGCGCTTGGCAACCTGCCGGCTCAACTGGAGGCGGCGCAGCGGTACATAGATACGCTTGGCGCGCAAGCCGTTGCAGAGGACAAGGCGGCGCAGGCAGCGAGGGATAGGAATGGGGAATTGACGCGGACTGCGTCGATTCTCGCCTACACGGATGACAAGTCCCGCAAGACCCGCGCCCAGCAGATGAGCGATGATCTGGCGAAAGAGAAGGGTCTCTACGAGCAGCGCAAGGCGGATGCGCAAGGCAACGCGAAGGATCTGCTCGCCATTGAGAATTCGTACCATACCGCTGTCGCCAACATCCGGGACAAATACAAGGACAAGAAGTCGGGCGGCGGCGGCATCACGGCCACCGATACCGAGATCGCCAGCCTGCGTGGCCGCATCGAGGCTGAGAAGCAGCTTGCCGCGCAGCTCGCAGCGACCGGGGGAATGGCCTCCAAGCTCAATGAGGGCGAAAAGCTCTCGCTGCAGTACGCGGAAAAGCTGAAGCTGGCAACGAATGCCAAGACGAAAGCGCGGCTGGAAGACCTCAAGGCGATGGCCGACACACTTGGTGTGCAGCAACACGCCAACGCTGATGAGCAGGAGTACGCCAAGCAGCGCGAGAAGTATGCTGACGACAGGTACAAAGAGATTTCAGCCATCCAGTCAAAGGCCGCTGCGATGGAGTCAGAGAACGCCGTCTATGGCATGGGGAAGGATGCTATCGAGCAAATGACAATCGCCCGCCTTGACGAACAGCGCGCCGCATTGAAGCAGTTCGACGGGTCGGAAGAGCGGATTAAGCAGATTGACTTGGAGACGGAGGCCCGCAAGCGGCTGATGGCCGCGATGAGTGAGCGCGAGGCCCTGGATGCTGGAAAGAAGGCGGCGGAGAGCGTAGCAAGCGAGTGGAAGCGACAGACCAATGAGATCAGCCGTTCGCTGACCGATGCGCTCATGCGTGGATTTGAGTCCGGGAAGGACTTCGGTCAAAACCTGATCGACACGCTCAAGAACATGTTCAAGACGCTGGTGCTGCGGCCGATCATTTCGGCTGTGATGGCCCCAGTGACCGGCATGGTTGGTAGTGCGATGGGCGCTGTGGGCATGCCCGGGAGCGCGCAGGCTGGCGGTATGGGGGATGTGCTTGGCATGGGGCAGCAGGCGAACTCTGCGTATGGCCTCTACAACAACGCCGGCGGATACTACAACTACGCCATGAATACGCTGTACGGGTCGGGCGTGTCGGCGGCTACGGGGTCGACGTTTGGCGCCGCAGCAGGTGGACTGACATCCGGCGCATTCGGCACAGGCGCCGGCGCCTCGATTTATGGGGGCTACACTGCCGGCGCTTACGGCGTGAGTGCAGGATTGCCCACCGTGGCGGGAACGGAAGCTGGGCTGGCGCTTAGCAGCAGTGCGGCGGCACCTGCGGCGTCCGCGTCTCTTAGCTCCACAGCTGCCAGCGCCGGGGCAGCGCCTGCCTCAAGCACGCTCGGCGCCGTGGCTCTCCCTGTTGCAGGCATGGCTGCCGGCTATGGCCTTGGGTCCATGATCTCGGGGCAATACAGCGCCATCGGCAATACTCAGGCATGGGCAACTGGCGGCGGTACGCTGGCAGGCGCTGGCATTGGCTTTATGGTCGGCGGCCCGGTTGGAGCTGCCATCGGCGCCGTTATCGGCGGTGTTGCGGGCGGCCTCACCAACCGCGCGTTCGGTATGGGTCCGAAGGAGTACAACGGCTTCAAGGGCTTCGAAGGAAACGTCACTGCATCCGGTTTCAGCGGCCAGAACTTCATGGACTGGAACCAGAAGGGCGGTTGGTTCCGGTCAGACAAGTCTGGCACTGATTATTCGCCTGTTGACCAGAAGGTGCTGGACGGGATCAATGCTCAGTTTGGCGGCATGGTTGGCGCCATCGCTGGCTTGCGAAAGTCTGCAGGCGGCCCGGCTTTCGGCGCGGACCTGAACGGCTTCAACTATGGGCTGCGCAATGACTGGAGCAGCCAGGAAAACATCAACAAGTCGTTCCACGATCTTGGGGATGCCCTCGGTAATTGGCTGATTCCCGAGCTGAACAACTTCAAGAAGGAAGGCGAATCCCTGGTCGATACGGCAAAGCGCCTGACCACGGTCTTTGATGCGACAAACACGGCCGCAGAGATTCTCGGTAAGAGCACTGATTCCGCGTTCGGTGGCTTCTACATGGCCGGCGCTGAAATGCGCGTCAAGCTGGTGGATATGGCTGGTGGCATTGACGCGTTCACCTCGCGGTTGACCGCCTACTACGACGCCTATTTCAGCGACGCGGAGAAGTTGGATCGCTCGCAAAAGGCGCTGGCCGCTCAGTTCAGCGCGCTCGGCGTGGCAGTGCCTTCCAGCAAAGAGTCATTCCGCGCGATGGTGGAGGGGCTGGATCTGGCGACGGCATCCGGTCAGGGGATGTACACCGCGCTGATGCAGATGGCGCCCGCATTTGCGCAGGTCACTGATGCGGCGAATGCGGCAGTTGAGGCAGCCCGCCAGGCGGCCCAGCAGGCGGCTGATGCCCGGCAGGGCTTGTGGGATTCCTATTTCTCCGCGACGTACTCGCCCGAGGAGCAACTTGCCAAGCAGGTAACGTACCTGCGCGACCAGTTCGCTGCGCTGGGTGTGGCGATGCCCACTTCGGTGGCTGGCCTGCGCCAGATCATCGAGCACATGGACACCTCGACGCCAGAGGTGATGAAGTTGCAGGGCGCGTTGCTGGCACTTTCCCCAGCTTTCGCCCAAGTGACGAAGGACACGCAGGCCGCTGCCGATAGCGCTGCCCAACTTCGCCAGCAGACCCTGGACAGCCTGCGCAATGACGTGTCTGCGGCTTACCAGCGCGAGACGAGCGCGCTGAACACGACGATTGCCAGTCTGCAGCAGTTCATCCGCGGCATCGAGGACTTCAAGAAGTCGCTGCTGCTTGGCGACCTGTCCACGCTCACGCCCGAGCAGAAGTACCAGGAAGCCAAGCGCCAGTTTGAGGCGACCTCGGCTGCGGCGGCTGGTGGAGATGCCACGGCGCAGGGCCAGTTGTCGAGCGTATCGCAGTCGTTCCTTGAGGCATCGCGCGCCTACAACGCGAGCGGAGAGGCGTATCAGCGGGATTTCGCTGAGGTTCAGTCCGCACTCTCTAGCGCAGCATCCAGCGCCAGCGCCCAACTGAGCGCCGCCCAGCAACAACTGGACGCCATGAATCAGATGGTGGCGGGCATCCTCGGCGTCAACACCTCAGTGCAGTCGCTGGCCGAGGCGGTGAGGGCGTTTCTAGCGGAGCGCGCCGCTCAGGTAACGGCTCAGGTTACCGGCGCTTACCAGCAGTATCTTGGGCGCGCTCCAGATCAGGCGGGGCTCGACTACTGGACGCAGGCGCTGTCGAGCGGAACCAAGACGCAAGATGACATGCGGTACTCGGCGGGCTTTGAGCAGGTCAATAAGATCTACCAGAGTGTGCTGGGCCGCGAGGGGGATAGCGCCGGCCTCCAGTTCTACGCCGATCAACTCTATAGCGGGCGCAGCCTTGCTGAGATTCAGGCGGACTTTGAATGGGGGGCGGCGCATGGCTCTCATGCGAATGGGCTGGCCTACGTGCCTTTCGATGGCTACCGCGCGGAGTTGCACAAGGGCGAGCGCGTCCTGACGGCTGACGAGAACCGCAGCTATCAGATGCCGGATTGGTCGCAGTACGGGCGCGGCGGCAACGAGGCCCTGGCCTCCGAAGTCAAGGCGCTGCGCACCGATCTAGTCGCGGCGAACCAGCGCATTGAGCAGTTGCTTGCCGCCCGCGTGCAGCAAGCGCACGCCCACCAAGCCGAGAACAAGGCCGACATGGCAGCCCAAACTCGCGAAGTTCGCAAGACTAAGGAAGCGGTGGAGAATCAATGACAATCGCAGTAACAGTCAGCGCATACCGGCTGTCGGATAGCTCGCTGCGAACCCTGTATTTCTCGGATGCAGGGTTCACGACGGCGCCAACCGACGTGCCGGCCAATGCGTATTTTCGGCCTATGCTGGTCGAGGCGCCATCGCTAGCCCGGCAGATGTTCGACAAGGCCGGGTCATATGGCGCCGCGAGCAGCCGCGCCGGGACGATCCGCCTGACGCTTGATCCGAATGCCGATCCGATGGGTGCCGATGTCCCGAGCGCCACGCAGTTGCTGTCCGACTACGCATTCAGCGGGCGCGCATTTTCCGTTCGCGTGGGCACGATTGGCACGCCGCACTCGTCGTGGTCGGTGGCGATGACCGGAACACTGGATGATGCGAAGTTCGACGGCGACGCCATCAACCTCGTTGTGCGGGATCGCATGTCCGAGCTGGGCAAGTCGCTGGTTCGCCCGACCTACGCCGGCAGCAATGTCCTGCCCGCTGGACTGGAGGGCACCGCCAATGACCTGAAAGGACAATACAAGCCGCGCGTCTATGGCAAGGTGTTCAATGTGCCGGCCAAGGCGGTCAACACGTCGAAGCTGATCTACCAGGTCAGCGACCAGGCGGTGCTGGTGAGTTCCGTCTATGTCTACGACAACGGCGTAACGCTGACCCGCGGCGCTGACTACGCGACGCTGGCGGACGTCGAGGCGACCGCCCCGGCGGCAGGCCAGTTTCGCTGTTACCAGGGCTATTTCCGGCTCGGCTCTACGCCGGCGGCGCAGGTGACGGCCGATGTCAGCACCACCGAGACGCGGGTGGCCAGCCTGCTGCAGCAGATCGCGCTCGATGCTGGCATTGTCACTGGCGACATCAACGCCGCCGACGTGACCGCGCTCAACGCGCTGAACGCAGCACCGGTGGGCGCATGGGCTGACGGCGACGTGACGCCGCAGAGCCTGATGGACTCGCTCGCCGGCAGCATCGGCGCATGGTATGGGTTCGACCGGCTCGGCGCGCTCCGGATGGGCCGGCTCGATGCGCCCATCGGTCCCCCGGTGGTGACATGGGGCGGCGACGCGCTGACGGCGCTCAATATCCGCGAGCTTGGCGTAGCGGCCTGGCAGGTTACCGTTCGGCACTCGCGCAATTTCACGGTGCAGGCGCAGCCGGCCGGCAGCGTGACTGCTGATCGCCGCGCATGGCTCGCGCAGGACTACCGGCAGGCGCTACAGAACGACGCCACGGTAAAGACGCCTTGGCCTGCCGCAGACTCGCTCACGTTCGATACGGCCCTGACGGTCGAGGCTGACGCCACGGCAGAAGCCACGCGCCGGCTCGCGCTGTACAAGACACGCCGGCTCACGCTGGATGCCGAAATTCCGTTGTCCGAACTCGGCGCCGTGGATCTCGGGCAGGTCGTCGCAATCGACTATCCACGCTACGGCTTCAGCAATCGCCTGCTCCGCGTCATCGGCATTGATGCCGGGGTAGCCGAGGGCGTGGCAAAACTAACTCTTTGGGGGTGATGTGGCAAACGTATTGCTGGCCTATCCCAACCTGACGGACGCGGCGACGCTCTCCGGCGGCAGTTGGCAAATCCCTCTGACAGCGCTACAGGATCGGCGCGTCAGCCGCGTGGCGCGCACGACAAACACGACGAGCTCCAATACCAAGTTCGTCGCGGACATGGGCAAGGCGAAGAAATTGACGGTGGTGGCGCTGGTTGGCCACAACCTGACGACGCAGGCGAAATGGCGCGTGCGCCTGAGCGATGCCGCCGACTTCTCAACCGTCACGTATGACAGCGGCTGGACCAATGCGTGGCAGGTCGTCTTCACGCCGGACATGCTTGAGTGGGAAGACGATAACTGGTGGGATGGCACGATTGCCGAGACTGACCGCGCCGGCTATCCCGGCCTTCTGCTCTGCCAACTGGATCGGCTCTATCTGCACCGCTATGTCGAGGTGAGCTTCGATGACGCCACCAACGTAGACGGCTTCCTCCAGTTCGGCCGCCTGATGCTGGCCTCCGCGTTTCAGCCGGCAAAGAACATGTCCTACGGGGCGTCGCTTGGCTACGAAACCGACACGAAGGTCACGCGCTCACTGGCCGGCGCCGAGTACTTCGACGTAAAGCCGGGCCGCCGTGTGAAGCGGTTTTCGCTGGACTGGCTGACGCCGGACGAAGCGCGCGCCCACGTGCTGGAGATGCAGCGTCAGCTTGGGGTGCACGGCGAATTGCTGGTGATGCATAACCCCGACGACAAGATAAACATGCTTCGCGAGTCTTTCCTTGCACGCATGCGTACGATTTCACCTTTGACGCAGCCGTACTTTGCGGCCTTCACCAATTCGTTTGAACTGCAGGAGTCCATTGGATGACTAGCGTAACTTTCCCGCCCGCAATCGGCGGCGATGGCTCGACCTACACGGACGACGCCAACTCGGCCACTGGCATGATGGCCGGCGGCTTCCGCCAGCGCCTGATCCCGATGCTGGTGCAGTCCATCGCCATCACCAACTTCGGCGCCACCAAAGCCGGTGAGGCGGCCGCCAGTGCAGACGCCGCCGCCGCAAGCGCAGCCACCGCCGCCGCTGCGCCTGGTACCAGCGCTACCTCGACCACTTCGCTGGCGATTGGCGCCGGCGCCAAAACGCTCACCATTCAGGCGGGGAAGTCCCTTGTGGTAGGAATGAGCGTCAAGGTTGCCAATACCGCCAGCCCGGGTGATTGGATGCACGGCGACGTGACGGCCTATAACTCGGCCACCGGCTCGCTGACGGTCAATGTCACGAACGTCAGCGGAAGCGGCACGGTTGCGGCCTGGACGGTGAGCTTGAGTTCCCCTGTGCAGCCGCTGCCGACGCAGACTGGAAAAGCCGGCAAAGCTCTGAAGACCGATGGCACGTCGCCCTACTGGGGGGACTCTGGTGTAGCCACCGTCAACGCGACAGTGACGGACAATGCGATGCTGGCCGCTGGCAACCTCTACGTGCCGGTGCAAATGGCAGCGCTTGGGAAGTCGGTGACCCTGCCCGATGCGCGCACGCTTGGTCTCGGCGGCCCGCTATTCATCGTCGACAATACCAAGGGCGGCTATCCCTGCGGGATTCGTGATAACGCGGGCACGCTCCTGATGGCGGTAGCGGCTGGTGGCGAGGCATTCGTTTCGCTGAAGGACAACAGCACGGCCGCTGGCATCTGGTCCGTGACTGGCTCCAATCTGGAGCCGGGCCTCATCACCATCGACAACACGTTCAGCAGCACATATGCGAGCACGGTGCTGGCACCATTCGTCGCGCTGGATAACAACACCTCGATCCATTTTGCAGCGCTGTCCTCTGGCTTTGCAGCGTTTGTAGTGGATAACACTGGCAAGGTGCTGACGACGCCGGTAACGGTCAGTGCGACGGCATCCCATGCTCCTTGCCAGGCATTCAAGATCAGCGCAACACAGGCCATTGTGTTTTATGGGATCGGCACTACGCACAGCTGTGTGGTGCTTACGCTGTCCGGCACAAGTCCATCACTTTCTCTCGCCGTTGGCACCGCCGCTACATTTGCTCCAAGTATGGGTGGCACTAACTGGGGCGGCGAAGATTTTGTTAGCACCCCGAAGATTGCGCAGCTATCTTCATCTCTATATCTTGCGAGCTACACGCCAACCCCAAATACAAACGTAGTGGCCGTATCAGTGAGTGGTTCGACCATAACCGTTGGGTCCGCAGCCAGCATCATTACAGCAAGCTCTGTCCAAACGAGCACCACCACCTACGCCCTGACCGCGACGACTGCGCTCGTGCTGTATCTGAGCGGTTCTGGGCCGTATAACATCAACGCAGTGGTTGTGAGTGTCAGCGGCACAACTTGTACAGTCGGCGCCCCAGCCGCGACTAGCGTAATGGCCGCTGTATCCGGGCCTGTAGTGAGTGCTCTTTTATCCCCCACAAAAGCACTGATTACTGCTAACCCTAGTGCATCTAGTGTCCAATCCGCCGCGGTAACCGTAAATGGGGCTGCAGTTTCATGGGGCGGTCTCTCCACCATTGAGGCTTCAGTAGACACAGGAGGGTTGGCATACGCCTTCAACACCACCACTCGCTACAACCCGCACCTGTTCCCGCTTTCTGCCAACACAGCGATGCTCTGGTATCTCGACTCCGGCGGCATCTCTCGCGCCGTAGTCCTAACCGAGAGCGGCGGCACGGTGACGGCGGGGACTATTCTGTATCGGAGCATTAGCAGCGCAACCTCAGTCGATTTCGGAGTAATGCTTCCACAGGGAAGTCCTACCGAGTTCATGGCAATCAAGCAGGCCGGCGCGACAAACTCCTATAAGCATCGTGCGGTTGCCCACAAGATCAGTGGAAATTCCATATCGGCAGGCCAATCAACGTATTTGGACGGAATCTCGCCGTTTCCAACTGCAGACCTCCTCGGAGTCACTCGCCTATCTGGCGGGGACTACGCTGTCGTCTTCAATGGGACTGGGAACGGAGTTGTATCGAACATGCCGATCTTTAGATCAAATGGAGATGCCATTAATTACCGAGGCGGCATTAAGGTTCCGGCGCTACTTGCCGGTAGCAATGGTGCTCAACAAGCTGCATTCAGCAATCGACTCGTGCTGCTGGGGTACAGCCTTTACCAAGGAACAACCCTAGGCGTTTCCACCTACCAACTCCGTCTTCTCAACGTGGAGATCGCAGCATGACCCAACTTTTGATTCAAGGTGCCGTGATCCTAGCGCAAGGCCCGTTCACTGAGACGGACGAGGAAATCCGGGCAGACGATGTGATTGTCCCGAAGCACGTGGTGCCGGGCTGGCAGATTGTCGAGGCTGCACTGCCAAACGATTTCTACATCGCGGCCTACGCGTGGGATGGCGCGGCGGTAGTGCCGAAGCCGCCCGTCTTCGTGCAGCCGACCGTCGAGGAATATACGGTCGCCGTGCAGGCCCACCTCGACACCAAGGCGCAGGAGCGCAACTACGACAACATCCTGAGCGCCTGCACCTACGCCACCAGCACAGTCGCCAAATTCCAGGCGGAAGGCCAGGCCTGCGTAGCGTGGCGCGACGCCTGTTGGTCGCACTGCTACCAGGCGATGGCGGAGGTACAGGCGGCCACGCGCGCTGCCCCCACCATTGCCGGCCTGATCGCCGAACTGCCGGGGCTGACATGGCCGGTATGAAGTATCGCGCACTGATGCTGCTGATCTGGGCGTTGTGCATGGCTGCTGGACTTGCCGGCTGCGTCCGGATGCTCGGTTACATCATCGTCGGTTCAGATCGCGCCTGGCGAAGTGCGCGCTCTTACGACCGAGTAGGCAACGTCGCTATCGGCGGCGATGACCGCGAAACCATCAGCAGTCATGCCAACACGGCTCGAACTGAGCGGCGCCGCTGGGGCTGTTGGCTATGCGCCTTGCTCGACAAGGTGGAGCGCGACCACTGCGCAAACTCCGTGGGCACCTAACCCTTCCGCAACTCAACAAGCCAACCGCCTTCGGGTGTTTTTTTAACGTCTATGGAAACCGATATGTCTGAACCGATCACCGGCACCGCCGTAGGCGCGGCGGGCTGGAAACTCATTGGCGGCCTAGCTGGAATTGGCGCGCTCGGCGCTGGCCTGGCCGCTGTCGTCGTCATGTGCGTAACGCCGCCGCGGAGTCCGCGCGAGTGGATTGTGGGGCTGATCTCGACGGTACTCGGCTCTATCGGCGGCGGCTCTGCTGTGATCCAGCACTACGGCCTACAGTCGTGGGCGTATGAGCCTACCGGTCTTGTTGCCATGCTCGGCCTCGTATTTGCCTGCGGCCTGCCAGGCTGGGCGGTGGTGCGCTGGCTGTTCAATTTCACCGAGAAGCACAAGAGCCAGGGTATCGACGAGGTGCTGGCTGACGTGCGCAAGGGGCTGCAATGATCGCCGCGGAGCAGTTGCACGCAGTCATGCCGCTGGCCGGCGCGCGGGCCGATGCCTTTGCCGCGCCGCTGTCCTCCGCGATGGAGCGATTCGAGGTCAATACGCCGGCGCGCGCGGCTGCCTTCCTGGCACAGATCGCGTACGAGTCCGGGCAACTCCGTTTCCTGCGCGAGATTTGGGGCCCAACGCCGGCGCAGCGCCGGTATGAGGGCAGGGTGGATCTTGGCAACACTGAGCCAGGCGACGGGAAGCGGTTCATGGGCCGGGGTCTGATCCAGATCACTGGCCGCAAGAACTACCTCCTGTGCGGGTTCGGCCTGCATCTCGACTTGGTGGCCCAGCCGGAATTGCTCGAGCAAGCGGGGCACGCGGCGGCCTCGGCGGCCTGGTACTGGCAGGCGCACAGCCTGAACAGGTTTGCCGATGCCGGCGACTTCGTTGGGTTGACTCGAGCCATTAACGGCGGCACCAACGGAATTACTGAGCGCCGGCAGTTGTGGGCCCGCACCAAAGTTGCATTGGGGGCGATATGAGCGGACTGATCGCGCTTCCCACCAGCATCCCCTGGCGCGCGGCCGGCGTCGCGTTGCTGGCTGCCAGCCTGTTTGCCGCCGGATGGACGGTGAACGGCTGGCGCATAGGCGAGAAGCTATCCGCCATGGAGGCGGCGCAAGCCAACGAGCGGCGGAGCCAGGCCTACGCCCAGGTCAAGGCCATCGATGCGGCGCGCCTCGAGGAACAACGCCGCACCGCGGCACAAACGGAGATAGCCAATGCTGCAACGAAGGATCTGGAGGGCGCGCGTGCTGACGCTGCTGCTGCCAACGATGTTTCTGGCCGCCTGCGCCAGCGGGTCGCCGAACTACTTGCCGCCGGTCGCGCCGCCGGCAATCCCGCCGCTGCCAGCGCAAGCTCGCCAGCCGACGATCCCATCGGAATGCTTGCCGACGTGCTCAGCCAGGCTGACCAGCGCGCGGGAATCCTGGCTGAATACGCTGACGCCGCCCGCATCGCCGGCCAAGCCTGCGAGCGAGCATATGACGCGCTAATGCCTTCTGGGCAGAGAGTGGATGAAAGATGATCAGGCGATGCTTGGAACTGGCCTGCCGGTGGCAGTAACGAATAGTAGAAAGTCTCTGCCGCGCGGCGTTATGAAGGCCCTGTCCGTCTTCCCTTCGGCAAGTCCATTATTGACGAGAAACTTCGCCCAAGAATCGAAATCGTAGTTTTCGTAGTGCTGCGTGAAAGCTTCCCTCGCGGCATCGTAGTATGTTCTTACATCATCAGCCAGCACCCCATCGTGACGGCCATTCAGTAGTTGGAGTACTTGAAACTGGCTTCTCCACATAACCGATAAAGTCCGGTCAAAGGAACTGGTCACTTGCGTGGAGGCGAGTGCTCGCGTCAAGATCTTTTCACGTTCAGCGGCAGATCCCAGCGCCCACTTGTCGAGATCCTTCTTGACAGCCTCTTCGTGCTGCAAAATCGTTGGCGTGTGGGTCTTTGCCATGAACTCCATCACATCCTGCACGCTGCTCGGTGTTTTTTGTTCTATCGGTTCGGCGGGTTGGTCTTGATTGATTGACGGGCCAAACTTAATGCCTGTCTTGCTTGCGTCTGTGATTCCTTCGATTTTATCTGCTATTTGTCGACGAAAAAGAAGGATAAAAATTAGTGCGAAAACAAAGAGAGCGGCGACCGGGATACCATACTTTAGCGCCGTATTGACTGTTTCTGGTTCCATTGTTGGGCGACGTCCTAGATTGAGAAGGCGCCATTTTACAACGGCTCTACCGTCGGAACCTCTCCGGCGGCACCGCCCCCGGCCGCTTGACCTTCACCCAGTCCCTGGACCGAACGCCGGCCTGATAGGTGCTACTCGCCCGCTTCCCGACGATCCCCTCCAGGTTCAGCGCTAGCGCATTGTCGTAGAGCCACTCGCCATCGTCGACGTCGGCCACGTACAACAGGCCAGCCGGCGGATCGGACAGCAGTTTCTTCAGCGCCGCCTTGCGCTTCTCGATGGGCTGGGCCCGTAGATCCCGGCCGCCGGCCACGATCAGGTCGAAGACGCAGTAGGCCACTTGGTCGGCGCCCGCATGCCACCCGCGGCGCGCAGCTCGCCGGTGCAGCCGCTCAAAATCGCTGATGCCCAGGTCCGTGAGAACGCAGACCTCCCCGTCGAGGATGTTTCCTGCTGGCAGGGCGGACAGCGCGTCGCCCAGCTCCGGAAACCACTTCGTCGCGTCAACGCCGCCGCGCGACTTCAGTTCGACCTGACCGGTGGTGGCCAGCAGCCGGTACCCGTCGTACTTGATCTCGAAATGCCAACCGTCGCCGCGCGGAATGGTTTTCCGTTCCGACAGCAGCATAGGGGAGAGGTCGGCGAGCTTCGGCGCCGGCGCGCGCGGGGGCATGGGGGTCTACTCGCCAATCGCCGACCTACTTTGGAACCGTGGCGCTGCGGCCTTTCCCCTTGGCGCGAGCGGCGCCGGAGCCGCATCCATCAGGTCGGCTGGATATGGCCGCATGAAGCTGCGAGCCCGCTCCGGATCTCGGCAGGCCAGCCAGTCCTCCCATTCCGCCCGTGGCACGATGACGATCATGCGTTTTTCCTTGCTGGGAGCGTGGAAGCGGCTCATCAGCGGGTGCTTATCCGATCTGATAGTCAGCATGGTGAAGCTGAACAGTGCGGCACCGGCCTCGCCCGGCCAAGCGCGCCACAGTCCCGCGATCGCGAATTCTGGCTCGTCCTTCAGCCAGATTCGCCAGCGTACCGACGTCCTTTTCCCCGTCTCATAGTACGGCTCGCAGAAGCTGGAGGCTGGGACTAGGCAGAACTGTCCCGCTGCCCAGGCCGCACAGAAGGAACGCTTCTCATCGA